GATGTGAGCGGCATCGACTTGCACGAGTGAAGTTCGGTGTATGCGACTGCATACGCATGCGTCCTCGGATCTTTGATATAAGATAGCTCGTTACCGGCATAATATCTAGATCCGGTAACGGCTTTCTTAATGTCTCTAACAATCACCACGCCTTCGGAAGTCAGAATCGAGCGCTTGGAGATAAACTCGAGGTCCCACCAATGACCAAAATTCAACATCTTAGCAGCCTGTCCTAATCCATGTGCCCGACCGCTTTTGGGTGCATCATAGATTTGCCAAAACGCTCTCGTCCAATCTGCTACCTTATCGTTCTTTATCCATAAGCATGCGTCATCACCGGACACGAAATATAAAATATCGTCATACAAAATTCCGGCTCTGGCGGCGGTAAATAAACCGTAATATATAACTCTAAGAGTGTTTCCTAAAGTGGTTTTGGTCGGGTGCCCGCTGAATGTAGTTCCGGACAAGACAAATTTACCTACGTAACTTTTATTAATCGTAACATGCAGATTGGCCACGTGATCCTTTAATATGTCGAGAACCTCATAAGCGAGTCTGGTTGATACGGGGAAGATCTCCAAGAACTTTGGAAACACTAAGTCCATGAATTTATCATCGACGGCTCGCATCAGTTCTACATGTTGATTGGAGTCGTGGGCTGAACCGTCCCATGAGGTCCTAGTCCATTCATGTGGATTCTTATCGTTGAAAAAAGAATTAATCGTGGCCGCAAGTTTCTTCGAATTCATGGCGTGAATGAATTCGCGGTACCAATGTTTAGCCACAGCGATGAAGTATTGCTGACACCAGGCTACGAACATCATTCTATCTTCGGGGTCCCAAATAAGCCTAGCTCTAGCACTAAACACATCATGACTAGTAGCATAATTAAACTCTCCGCTTTTAACCATTGCTGTAAAGTTGGGATGGCCATAACCGAGAAAATGGCCTACATTGAGTATCTTAGTGATGTAGTCACAATATTTTTTCTTTTTCGATTCTGGCCAGGCCTTCTTCTCAGCACACCATTCTTCGGCGTTTTGCACTTCAAAATTGGGATATCCGAATAACTCGCGTCGGATGGTCATGTCGTCGTTCACAAAACGCTCGAAATCTCTAACTATGTGCAAATCCGGTGCATTTGTGCTAGCTAGATGTCTGTTAGTAATAGCGCAGATTAGAGTAGTGGCGTGTTTGTGATC